ATCGCCTGCATCTGCTTTCAGTTGATGCGCCTTGTCATAGAGCGCCTTGATTTGTTTGGAAAACACTTTTTGTCCTCGTTATAGTGTTGAGATACTGTCTTTCACCTTTTGGCGCTCTGGCTTAATCGGAGATTGACGGATTTTTTACGAGCATCTAAAACGATGCTTTGTTTAAGTTGAGCCACAACATCCTCCAATCTAGCCACGCCATCGACGAGTCCAAATTTTAAAGCTTGCTGTGCTGTATATGTGCGACCATCAGCGATAGAATCAAGGTCTGGAATATCACGGGCCGATAGGATGGCATCTTTAAACATGACACTGTAGAAATCGACCTTGGCCTGCATTTCTTCAATCATGGCGTCAGTTACAGGAGCGCCATCAGTAAATGCGCCTTTCATATCGCCCGTACTAATAACGTGAACCTTCACGCCTGCCCTTTCGTATGCTTCGCTTGTGTCTTCGACAACAGCAACAACTCCGATAGATCCCACTTCGGCCATCTCATTACAAACAACATTTGAAGCTTGAGAGGCGACCCAATAAGCGGCACTAGCACCAATGTCGTTGATATAGGCGGTGACGGGTTTCTTTTCGTTTAATGCCCTTACATCGTCGGCCAGTTCCTTAGTTCCAGAAACAGAACCACCACCAGACTCAACAATCATCATAACTTTTTTAACTTCATCGGATGCCATAGCTTCGCGCACAAGTTGGCGAACATAAACAGTAGAACACCCACCAAATTTAGATGGCGCTTTCATCATCGGACCATTCATCTCAATAAATGCAACTCCATCCTCAACGTACAAATCAGACTTAGGCTGAGACTCTTGCCCGTCCAGAACGCCTGCCTTTACACTAGCAACGCATTGATTCATCATCCTTGGTTCCATAAGCCAATGGCCCATGTAACTCTGAAAACATGATGGTTTATCGTTTGGATGCATTATAGAGGGCCATTAAATCGGAAGTTTGGAAGGCGTCAAGTGTCGTTCGTGACGTGTAGCACTCTTTAAGTTCATTGTATAGAGCGTTGATCGTATCCGAACCATTCAAAATACCCAAGGAGTTCATAGTTGTGATGACTGGCATAATGGCAGACATGGCAAATTGAAGTTGGTCGGCATTGAATGATTCTAACCATTCTCCATGATCGCGATCCTTTTTAGCTTCGTTTGCATAGGCTTTTTGTTCTTTGGCGGCAACACGATCAAAAGCACCAGTGATGATGGACGCAAAAGCTTTCTCATCGCCACCACTTTGAGGAGGAGACGACTGCACAGGGGATTCTTGACCACCGTTAGCCTGCCCCAAAGGAACCATAGCGCTTTGTTGGTAGTATTCGTCCCCACGCTCACCGATTGAGTTCATGCCCTCAGCTTTGCGGATTTGGTTGACGTTCATAGCCCCCATGAAGTGCATTGTGTTATAGTAGCTCGCTCGTCCTGCCCTGTCGCCTTTTAGTAAAAATTTAAAGTCAAAATCTGACTTGTATCCATCGACAAGGATGAGTTTTGAGTCAATTTCTTGTTGCCATCGGGTCGCCCAAGTGAGCAAAGTATCGGTGACATAATCCAAGTTCTGAGCTTCAAGGTTGGCACCATAAGCCGATTGAGACAAGTCCTGTAGTTTGTGCGGTTGGATACGGAACCAACGCGCAATTTCTTGAACTTGGAACTGCCTAAGTTCTAAAGCTTGGGCGTCTTTGGGATTCACAGTGGTGCTCTCAAACTCCATGCCTTCTTCAAGCACCATTATTTTGTTGGCCTTGCCCGCACCTTGGTGATTGCGTTTAACGCTCTCAGCCAAACGGGTCGCCGCTTCCTCGCTCAAGTTAGCACTGTGCTTTAAGACACCGCCGCTTTGTGTTCCGTTTCCAAAAAATGAAGCGCCATATTTTTGAGTCGCTATTGTCAGTCCAATGCTTTCTGCCATCGTTTCAAGAACAGATTTGCCCCAGACACCAAACTCAGTCGGCCCTTTTATGTGGAACATTTGCCAGTCCGCTAGAATTATCGGCTGACCAAGTTGGTTCACCTCACCGCCTCGAATATCGAAGTCGGGATAAACATAATAAAACAGTTCAGCCTCATCCGAAATGTAAGGTTGGACACGCGCGGGATGGATAGGCCAAAGATTCGTTACGTTCATTCGAGCATCAAATTCTATTTCTGCAAACCCGTTGCCCCAACCTTGAGCCCAAGAGTTTAAAAGTTCCTTAAACGTCAACGCCGTCATCATGGAGTTGGGGCGCTTCATTAAAATGTTGTAAATCGGCAAATCCTTTGCAAGCTCGGTGTTTCCTTCCGAATCTTCACTAAGAACATGACACGGAATCTTACCCATGTCTTCACTCACATTTTTGATCGCGGCATAATAAGCCGACACCGTGTTAGCGGTTTTATGTGTGACAACCTCGCCCGCTGTGCTTCCAGAACTAGGGATTCTTAGTCCTGCCCCCTGCGGCTTTTGGCGCGTCCAGAGGTTACTCAACCAGTCGAACATCGCCCCATTCTAGTCGGCATTCTAAAAAGACAATATGCCCCTAGACTCATAGACACTTGGCCCGCTATCATCAAACGAAATTTTAGACAAACCCAGTGCCATAACCGATGCCACAACGGGGTCAATCTTCTCAGAAGACTTAGATTTGTTTGGCTTAATGTTACCTGCGTGGTCACTGTCCACCTTTACATTCCCAATAGACCAAGACAACAATTCATTATTAAAATGGTTCAGCTCACCAGTTAAGACGTCTCCCTCAAACTCCTTGCATGGACCAGACATTGTTCCGTAGCTTTGCTTCATGGATGCCATATCCATACCGTCTGATTCAAGATCATGGACAAGTTCATGAGCGTTCCAAGGGTCATAAGCGATAGCTTTTATGTTGTAAAGTTCTGCCTTATCCCCTATGAATGCCCTGATAATAGAGTAAGGAACTTTAGCCTCTGCTGTAAAGTATAACTCTCCATTAGCTTCAAACTTTAAATAGGGCGTCTTGTTGCGTTTCTCTTTGAAGATTGCCGTCTCTTTTGGTATCCATGACCAAGTAAGGAGAGACTTTGTTTCTGGAAAGTAAAGCGAAAAAGAGCAAAGGTCACTCGTCGCCGCAAGGTCAAGACCTCCATAACACTCCGCCCCCTCCAGATCCTCAACTTTAATGTCTTCATTGTGGCAAGCCTCCCACTTCTCAGGAAGAATCCACCTCTCATCTGCGGTTGTCCAGACGTTTAATCTGTAGCGTAAAAATGTGTTCATCTCAATGGGGGATTCCATCGCCCGCTTGAGTTGAGCTTCAAAGTCGCGCTCCTGTAGAACGTGACCGAGTGATGGGTTGGCGGCATACCACGCCTCTTTTGATTTAAAGTCCATGCCTTGGGCTGAGTAAATAATTGGCAACAATTCGATGTCAACCAATTCAGAATCTATCACCTTCTTTGCATAGCTCCATTCCTCGGCACACAAACTAAAAGGGTCGAACCCTGCCGTTGTAATCGAGATAAAAAGCGGGCTTTCACGGGCGATCCCTGCGTACATAAGAGCATCAAACAGTGCCCTGTTCTTTTGTGCGTGAAGCTCGTCGATGATAACGCAACTGGCATTGATCCCTTCTGCAGAATTGGCCTCACTTGATATCACTTTCACATAAGAACTTGCCTTGTCTCGGATCTCCAGTTTCTTTTTTGACTCGACAATGTTGATAAGTTTGCTCAGTGGTGGGGATTTGTTTACCATGTTTTTAGCTTCACGATAGACGATCTCAGCCTGCTCTCTTGTGTAAGCGCCAAGAATGACTTCGGGTTGATTCTCCTTATCTGCCACGGCAAAGTAAAGCGCCAAACCAGAACAGAGCAAAGACTTGCCATTCTTTTTTGAGATAGCAACAAAGCACTTTCTGAACCTGCGTGTCCCGTCTGAGTTGCGCCAACCGTTCAAACGACTTAGCAGGTCTCTCTGCCAATCTAAAAGCTTGATCAAACTCCCGCCGCGTTTCCCCGTAGAAAGATGAAGGAACGATTCAAAAAATGTGCAGATATGATCCGCTTTTTTCTGATCGAAAAAGCAACCTTTCTTGACTGCCTCCTCGTCAGATTTGTTTCGAATCCATTTATCCATCAGCTAAAAAACTGGCAAAAGCGTCCTCGGCTTGCTTCTCCAAACAGTCCATTCGTGAACGGCTCCAAGGCGTCAATCCGAACTCTTTTGAGATTTTGAGCATCCTATCCCCTGCCTTGTTTTTGGCGCACAGTAAAGGGCTCTGAATCCAGTTGCCTTTCTCGGTTCTCACCAGTGGCCCAGTCTTGGCAACCTTCGCGACGAGATCATCGTACTCTTGGAAAGCTTCGCAGTACGAGAACAGGGTCTGACGATCAAGGTCACTTGAAAACCCAACATCACCCAATAACTGCATCATTCGGCCCCATTCGGCTTGTCCTGTCGGCCCCAAATTGACAGGTGGCTCCTTGTCTTTGAACATCTCTAATCCTCCTTTATGGGCATCTTAGACCCCTTGTGCAAAACTCAAAAAACTAATATGGATGCGGGGACGTGCTTTTCCATCGGGCAGTTTTCAACACTCAAACCCACCCCTCCCCTTGACAATCGCCCTCATGATGTGCCTCTGCCTCACCGAATCCTTCCGATCCAGTGCATCAGCCGATGCATGGCAGGAACGACACAACGGCACAAGGTTATCCTCAATGAATGCCTTGGATGGATCAACCTCAAGCGGCACAACATGATGGACCTCCAGACTAGCAACAATCTTGTGGTCGTGGTAACCGAAAGGGTCAGGACAAATAGGTTGTATCGCCATCATCTTAGAGCGCAGAGTCTTCCATCTTTTGCTATTGTATATGCTAGACTTTTCCTTGGACTTCTCTTTGTCCACAATGTCACGACATACTCTAGGATGTTTCTTGACCCTGCGCTCATAGAATGATTCACCCATTAGCCAAGAACTCGGCTCTAAATAGTTTCGATATCATTCGCTATCTCCACAAATATTGATTTCTTTTGGCGTGTGCAAATCATTCACTTATCAACTCTGCTTTCAAAATGTTACAGTATAAGTTAACACAGCGGCCGAGCCCCAATAAAGGCACCGTCTCCAGTCACCTTGCGAAGCGTAGACCATTGATGCTCCTAAGTCGAGCGCGATCAAACATACTGGAAAAATTTTAACCATCAATTAATTCAGCTTTCTTGCCCGTGAAATCTTCCCAACGCTTAATAATGACATCTGCGTATCTCGGGTCAAATTCCATTAATCTAGATGATCTTTTGTTTTTTTCGCAAGCAATCATGGTGGTCCCACTCCCGCCGAATGAATCAAGAACAATATCTTCCTTCTTTGTGCTATTTAATATTTGATACTCAAAAAGTTCAACTGGCTTCATTGTTGGGTGGTCACCATTCCTAGACGGCTTATCAAACTCTAGTAGAGTCGTCTGCTTCCTGTCTGAGTACCAATTGTGGGAAGCTTTAGGTTTCCATCCATACAAGCAAGGCTCGTGCTTCCATTGATAATCCTGACGCCCCATCACCATAGTGCTTTTGGCCCAAATCAAACACTGACGTACTGGCCATCCAACATCAAATGCCGCCCCCCTAAAATTGTACCCTTCCGAGTCAGCATGCCAAATATAAAAACTCGCCCCTTTCTTCATAACCTCATCTGCCGCCCCATAGCAATCCACTAAAAATTTTCTAAAATCATCATTGCTCATGTCATCGTTTTCTATCTTGAGCGCATCTGAGGTCTTGCCTTCATAAGCTACATTATACGGAGGATCCGTTATCCAAAGATCTGCCTCCTCCTTTCCCATCAACTTCTTGATTTGATTTCTATCCGTAGAGTCTCCACACATCAACCGATGATCGCCCAACTTCCAAATTTGACCAAGCTTTGCCGTTGGCTCCTCTGGGGCGTCAGGCACATCATCTTCATCGGTGCCACCATCGTTTTGTTCTGCGGTCTCAAAGTCCTCAAACCCCATCTCCTCCATTGCCAGATCAAAATCACCAGCAAGTTCAGCAAGAAGTTTATCGTCCCAAGATGAAAAAGTCGCCGTCTGGTTATCTCTGATCGCATAATCAGCAAACTGTTTTTCATCCCTAAATTTATGAATATAAACATCAATCTCCTTAGCTCCAAATTCTTGGAGCGCCTTGAGTCTCCCATGCCCTGCACAGATAACATGCTGTTCAAAAGGATATCCAATCTCATTGATTAAGATCGGGGAGACTTGCCCATGCTCTCTCAAGCTATCTAAAATATATTTAGGTGCTTCGTTGTGCTGTCTTGGATTTTTGTCCCAAGGTATGACGTCTTCTATTTTTAGTTTTTTATACAAATTTAACCTCTCTGATATGCAGATAAAGCATCATCCTTGTTTTTGAAATATCCCAAATGAACAGATTTTTTATTTTTCCATTTGCGAGCTCTCCAAGAGCCATTTTTTGCTTGAGAAACACCGACTGTTCCATCTTTTGATTTAGCAGAAAAGGCTCTTTTTTGATTTTCTCTTGGAGTGACATATTCAAGATTGCATAATCTGTCATCATCTCTAGTCATATTTATATGATCGACTTGCAGATCAGATGCACCCATAAAAGATTCAGCAACAAGTCGGGCCACTCTCATAGTTTTAGGTTTTTTGTTTTTATATAAAGAAACTTCCGAGTATCCATACATACTCTTTTTTTTCTTCAAAACCTTTCCAGAATATCTCCCCAAGCTTTTGATGCGACCCATATCAGAACATTGATATAGACCTTCAAAATCAGGAATATCTTTCCATATTTCATTCATGCTGATTCAATCCTGCTGATTTTTTTGAAATTTGGGGCGGTCACAATCAGCTAAACGACCCCTTGGCTCATGACTTCCAAAGTTGCCCCAATTCCAATATAATCAAAATTTTCACACTTCAATTCTATCCTCCAACTCTTCCAAAGCCTTTCTTACAACTTTAGACTTCGAGATCCCAAGCAAATCACTCAATCTCTGAACACGCTCTATGTCTTCCTCATAGAAACCGAAGTTCCTGACAATCCTACCCTTTTCCATAATATTTCCTTATCGCTCCTTGAGCCTCCGCAAAACCTTTACAAACCTCCACTTGATAGCCAAGAGCTTCAAGTCTAGTCTTCCACGCCAGTTGTTTTTCACTTACTTTTCCACCCTTTCGTTTCTTCATTTCCAAAAAAAGGCCATTCTTGCCCCTTTTAGCGACAGGGATCATCAAATCGGGTATACCCGCCCTAAGACCCTCCCGTTTGAGCATAGCACCCGTTATTGCGTCTCTATTGCCCCCATTCGGGATTGAGAAGATAGCATCAAGCCCATCGAACTCGTCGGCGTGTCGAAAACACCATTTGATCAAAAGTGACTGTTCTTTGTGCTCAGAAATCATGTTGAGCATCGTAAACGGTCACCCTTTACAGTCAACCCTAGCATTATCACTGCATCCAGAGCGTGTATTGAAGTGTCTGAATTTTGCACAGCACCTAAACCCTTGAAAAGCAACAAAGTGTCATGAAATTTGTATGAATTTTTAGGCAATTCAAACATCGCCCCAAGGCGCATCCTCATTGGTTTTAGCCGTTTTCGCCCCCTTAATATGTATTAAATATATTATAAAATCTTATTCTATAAAAATTGTGTTTTGTGTTTCACCCCTCACACAAAACATTTTTTTTCACGAGAGTTTAAAGGAAAAATTCATACACTTCAACACAAAACCCCAAAAAACCCAGTAAACATAAGGGCAGATCGTGTATTGAATTTGCCCTAAAATTCAAACATTTGTATTGAAATTTCAACACACTTCGGGCCCCGAAAACAAAACGCTTTACAAACTGGGGCCCCGACTTATAATAAGAACTCACTTACAACATTACAGGACAATAAAATGAAACAATCAGACTTTATCAAAGTTCAAGGCGAGGCGGCAACGGTTGAGGAAGCCCTAAGGTTCGGCAACCTCGATGCTCAAATCACTGCATCACCCATCTACGACCAAGACATGCGCCAAATTGAAGGCCATCAACGCATCGGAACCAATCAACAAACCTACGGCATCACTTCTGAGCGATACAACATTGTTCAGAACAGAGACGCGCTAGGCATCATGAATGACATCTTGGGCGCATCAAGTGCTCAGATCTCCACCATCGGCTACGACCACTTTGGCGCTAGAGTGTTCGTCCAAGCTAAAATGCCTCACAGTTGGGAAGCCTTAAAAGGGGACGCCATGGACAACTACCTGACGATCAGCACAACGCACAACGGAAAAGGCTCAGTTAAAGCCACGTTTGGGAGCCTTCGCCTATTTTGCCAAAACCAAATGTCTGCTGTGCTCAAGGCTACGTCAGAACGAATGGTCAGCATAAGACACAACTCAAAAGCAAACGAGCGAGTCCGTGAGGCGGCCCAAATCATGATGGAGGGCTCGAAAGAGTGGGACATCATCAAGGAGCAAGCCGAGATTCTTGCTCGTAAAAGCGTGAGTCGCAAACAGAGTGAAGCTTTCGTGCAAGCCATGTTCCCTGCCCCTCCGAAAGACGCTCAACGTGACGGCAACAAAACGGCCCGAGAAACGCTCTCAAGACTAATCGACACCCACAAGGGCGTCGAAGTGTCTGGAGGCACAGCATGGGGTCTATTTAACGCCGCAACGGAATATTTTGACCATCATGCTCAGACTAGAGGCGACAACAACCTTACAGTCAGAAGTGTCTTGAACGGGCACAAGTTTAGGGCTAAAGCGGCCGAGTTAGCCATGGCTTAGGGGCCCCGAAAGGGGGAGTGCTTTACAACTAGGCGCTCCCCTTATAATTTTAACTTACTTACAGGACAACGAAAATGACAATCACTTACGATCTTTACACCGATCAGACATTAAAGACTTTTAAGTCTTCTCACACTGTGACGGGAAAACATGCCGAGGATTGGGCTCGTACATTTAAGACGATAATGGGATACAAACCGTCTTCAAATTCAAGGTGCTATCCATTGGGATTGATTATACAAAGAATACAAGACTAAACTTAACAGCCCCTGCCACTTCGGTGGGGCATTTTTTAATCTACAGGACAAAAACATGACGAAAACAGAACTTAAAAAAATCCAAGCACGACTAGACGAAGTTCAGAAAGGGTGCTCAGTACGGACCCTAGACCTCAACGATGTGATCGAAGGAACGAAGAAAGCGGAGCAGGAAATGGACATGCTCGGCATTCTCAAAAAACACCGCAAAGGAACCAAGCTCCGAATCCAAAACCCACTCACCAAGAAAGTCGCGTCATCTTACAACGGAATCACGAGAACGACAGAAGTGGTGCTTGAGCACAATGGCAGAAATTGGGAGCATACGTTCATCAATAGAATGATTGCACAGCACTACGGCAACATCCAAATGCGTTTTACAATAGAAGGACTAGAGAATATTCTTAACAAAGCTCAGGGGTGGAGATAATGAATACTGAAATATGGGCCTGTATCATCGTCATCAATGCTCTATTCCTTATTAGGGCCATTAGATACCTATGAAGCTTCGATCATATCAAGAGGAAGCAGTACAGGCGGCCATCGACGAAATGGAAAAGGGCAACAATGCCCTAGTCGTGGCCGCCACTGGCGCGGGGAAGTCAGTAACAATGGCAGAGCTTGCGAAACGACACAATGGCAAGGTGCTATGTTTAGTCCATCGCAGAACATTGGTCGATCAGAACAAGGCAACATTTGAGCGCGTTGGATCAAAAGCAAGAGTTGACACAATCCAGACAATCAGCAGGCGTGAGATTGAATCCTATAGCCTTGTCATCGTAGATGAATGCCATCGACTTACGCCTATGGACTCATCCGCAACATACACTCAGGTGCTCGCGTCTAAGTTGTTGCTCAATCCAGATATGAAGATATGCGGATTCACCGCCACACCCTACAGACTAGGAACAGGTTATATCTATGGCAATTCAAACTCATGGTTCAAAAGAGTATGCTACGAGATAGGAACAAGAATGCTGCAAGGGATGGGGTTCTTGTCTCCAATGCGTTATAAGCAAGCGCAAAGTGTAGACCTCTCCAATGTTGAAAGGAATTATGGCGGGGACTATAAGGAGGGTCAACTTGAATCAGAACTTATAAACCCTCAGCATCTTGAGAGTGTCAAACATGCCATCCCCTCAGACAGGAAAGCCGTTGCAATATTCTGCGTCACGATCATGCACTGCAAACACATGGCCGAGGCTACTGGAGGTATGGCGGTCCATAGTCATATGCCAAAGTCTAAACGACAAGGAAACCTAGAGCACTTCAAAGAGCATGGTGGGATACTCTGTTCAGTTATGAGTCTGACGGAAGGTTGGGACGCAACGATTTGCGACTGTGTGATTATAGCTCGCCCAACCCTGTCCACTGCGCTTTTTGTTCAAATGGTCGGTCGCTCACTTCGTATAAATGAACATAAAAAAGACGCTCTCATTATCGACATGGTTGGTTGTTACAACCGACATGGAAGCCCATACAATCCAGAAGTCGTGGTAAAAGCCAAAGGTGATGCCAAAGAAAACTTGAGGAGAGAAGAGGTCTGCCCCGAGTGCGGCTTTATTGCTGAGTCTGATATCTGCCCTGAGTGCGGTTGCAACATAAAAGAAGTGAATGCCCTTGACGGTGTTGAGTATCTCAATAAGCCTGTCCCGCTCAAAGAGGTGGAACTGGACAAGGAATTTTTACTCGATCATATTGAAGCTTCTTGGTACACGTCAAAATCAGGCTCCCTTTGCATCAGGATAACATGCTTCAATTACAAACACAAACAACTTGCGACCGACTATTTCAATGTGGAATCCCAGAAAGCCACACCGAAACGCAAGCTTAGAAAAGCCGTGAATGTGATAACTGGAATTGATATTGGATCTGATTTTGATCCAGACGTTGCTATGAAAACTTTGTTAGAAAACCCAACCCTACAGTCCGAACTTGAGATTAAAAAAGATGGAAGATTTAAGAACGTTGTTTGGTGATTATAAAGTTATTCCGTTCAAAGACTTTGATGACCTCACAGTCAAGTGGAAAGACAAAGACACATTCTCGGATTCAATGTGGAGAAACGCTAAAGTTTTCGGGATCATAAACGGAAAAAGGAATCGAAACCTTATCACTGTAGACGTTGATACTAAACAAGACGCAACGGGTACACTATCCCAAAGGGTACTGGAAGGGCTCAAATATACGTTCCCGCAATTACATGATGAATTTTATATCGAGACAACCAAAAGCAAAGGGCTTCACATCATGTTCCATCTTGATGAGAGCTTGGAATGTCCCGCAAAGTCTACTCCTGCTAAAACATTAAACGCCAAAGGTGCAAAGATTGGATTGATTGAAATTCTTGGCGAAGGTCAGCAAACCTTCACTCACCCATCACCGAGCTACGATATAATACAAGGTTCAATAGATGAGATCCCCACTATCTCAAAAGCTCACTATGATGAAGTGATAAAGTTTTGCAAACTATTTAATGAGATACCCGAAGAAGTTCAAAGTATCAAGCCAGATAATAATGAGTGCCCCAAGAAGGGACGCAGTGGTGATATCTACAACGTGAAAGTTGAACCGAAGGAAGTCGTCAATGTTCTGACTCAAAATGGTTGGGAAGTGGTCAGGGAAGTTGAGGACCAATTCTTTCTCAGAAGACCAGACAAGGAACAAGGAATTAGTGCTACGTTCAATTATGGGCACAGAAAACAACTCATTGTCTTCAGCACATCAACCGAGTTTGTGAGTCACCATGATGACGGATCTTATATTGGTTACAGTCCATTTCAAATATTGACAAAGCTTAGGTTCAAAGGCAACTTTAAAGCCTGCGCCAAACATCTTGACTCAGCAGGATATAAAGACGATAATCGTCAGATGTGGGGAAAGCTCCAAGAGGCTTTTGATATCCATGGAACAGTTGGGATGAGAAAAGCCATACCGCCTGAGTATGTGGTTACATTATCTAGCAATCAGCTTGTTGACTTCATGGATGAACTAAAAGAAAAGTTTGGGGATCGTTGCATTACAAAATCATATCTTAACCAAATAAAGAAAGACAACCCTACAGGTGAAGAAGGCGAAGATAACGGCATAGATGACGCAAGCGACCAGTCCTGTTTTACTGCTATGAGTGAAACCTATGACGGGTGCTTTGGCATAAATGAATTTAACGGGAGCAAGCCACACATCACACAACAAATTCCAGATATTGCCGACAAGATACCAGAAGATGGCTTACAACTTACGGATCGTCACGAAAGGAATATTTGGTTTCAACTCATGATGAAATATGGACATTCATTCTCCAAGGAAACTATCTCAAGCATCATAGACGTTATGGCTCAGGATAACCCATATCACCCAGTACAGAGAAAGCTTAATGGTTTGAAGTGGGACGAAAAGCCAAGGCTAGAATCTTGGTTGATTGATTATTGCGGGGCAAAGGATTGTCGTGAGGTTAGGCAAATTGCCAAATATTTTATGGTTGGTGCTGTAGCTAGAACGATGGTGGCGGGGTGCAAGATGGACAATGCCCTTATTCTCAAGAGTGCCAAGCAAGGGATCGGAAAGTCTGAGCTTGTCAATATTCTGTCCTACGGGTATTCGACTGACGACCTTGGCGCTATCGGCTCAAAAGATTGTAGCGAGAAGCTTCAAGGAAACTGGATTGTTGAACTTCCCGAGCTAGATAACCTCCGAACAGCATCAAAGGAGAAAGTGAAGTATTGGCTCTCCACTCGTCACGATGATGAGGTCCTAAAGTACGAAAAACGAATCACAACACGACCAAGACAGTGTGTATTTATAGGCACAACCAACGAGGACTCATTGTTCGCTGAGGAAGAGTTCAGGAGGTTCTGGCCCGTTGAAGTAACTAAGATTGACATGAAAGGGCTCAAGAAGGATCGGGACCAGTTATGGGCCGAGGCTGTTCACATGTACAACAACGGTCAAAAGTGGTGGAGTGTTGATCCTAGCGAGTTCCAAGAATATGCAGAAGACAGCAGGGAAGGGCACCCTCATGAAGATGAGATTATCGAATATTTGGAAGGGCGAACAGAGACGACATCAAAGCTTGTTCACTTTGCTATCTACGGAGCCACGTCCAGAAGTCGAGAAACGTACAGCCCTAGCGCGATGCGGGAGTACACGCCAATCCTTAGAAAACTTGGGTTTAAGAAGCAACGTGGAAAATGGGTGAAATAACGCTTTACAACTAGGCGGGGCCCGTATAATTTTGACATACCTACATTTTACTGAGACAAGACAATGATCAGAGTACAGAAAACAAACCGTCAAGGCTTCGTTCTGGAACGATTCTTTTTAGACTGTTCCATCACCACAGCGCAAGAATTATATCCAACATATGAATGTGAAGTCTGGAACGACTAAACCACCCGCCCCCTTAACGTGGAAATCATAGACACAAAAGAACGCCTGCTAGATTGGGCGATGTACGAGGCAGTTATCTATAACGAGTACGCTTCAAAAGCCTTTGACGAGTTTATTTTGAATCCGTCAGTTGGCAAAGCAAGAGTGATTTGGGCTATGACAGGAGCCACAAAACCTGTCGATTGGGCATCTATCAAGGAGTAAAAATGTCTTTATATTCATCAAGTAAAAAGCCATCAGAAGGACCAAAAGAGCGGCCAGTTGGTCTATATTCTGGAACCATTCTGGAAGCAGAAACGAAGAAAGGAGCCAAGGGTGAATACTGGTCTTTCACATTCAAAGGCACTCACGTTGACGGCGCGGAAACAAAAGTGTTTTTTAACTTATTCCCGAACAGTGAGGCCGATTACAGTCAAGAGCAAATTGTTGATCTATTCACCTGTTTGGGAGTGTGGGGCGATGGGTCAGCAACCATCGACACTATCGGAGAAGTGGTCGGGCTCAATATGGCTATGGTGCTTCGTTTTGAAGAGAGCGAGTATCAAGGCAAAAAGCGCAAGAACTTGAAACCTAACTTGTTCCTGAACCCCGAATACTTCACGGCGTTCGAGCTATCAGAAGGTGTTGACGAACCTAAACAGTACGCCGAGTCCATGATTTGGGTAAGTGAAAATCCCGTGAGAGAAGTGGAATAAACCTCGGGGGGGGGATTTTTTTACATACAAGGATATAAAATGCAAATCAAAAAGAACAAACCAAAAAACGAACTACCACACCTCGGTCTCATTATCGGAGGTCCAAAGGTTGGGAAGTCAACTTTATGTGCAAGCATACCGAACGCGCTTATAGCAGACCTTGAATCCTGCGGGTATTCTCATATAGAATGTGAAGCCTTGGCTATTATCAAAAACCTATCTGATTTAGATGAAGTCATAAAAACATTTTTTAGCAGTCAGTATGACGTTCTCGTTTTAGATCACCTCAAGATGATGACGAATTGGTATAGCGAAAAGATCGCAAGTTCTAACAATGTGAAAACTGTTGAGCATGTTGGATTCGGCAAAGGACAAAGCGAACTCAAGCACGATGTCTTCAAACTATTCTCAAACATAAGAGCTGAGATATCAAGGACAGGAAAGCGGGTCGTGCTTGTTGCTCACAGCACCGATAGGAAAGGCGAAACAAGGTTGGACGTCGACGGCAAACTGGATACCATGATTACAGGTATGGTAGATTATATTGGCAACGTCTACCGAGTTGGTCCAACCGTCAAAATCAATTTTAAAAGCCAGACTGGTTCTGAATTTGGGTGCAGAAACAAAAATCTGTCAAAATACAATGATGTTGCCGATTGGGAAAAACTTGTGGAGGTTGCAAATGGATAAGGTTAAAGAAAGGTTGAGCCCATCACTTGGCAGAAGACTTCTAACAACACCACTGCACCGTCTTGTTTGGGAGATTAAGAACAAGAAGTTTGAAGCTTCTGACGCCATGCTTAGAGGCAACCGTTGGGAATACATTTTACATCAAGGTGGATTAGGCGGTCGTCACGTTTGGGGTGACACAAAAACAAGAGGCGTGAAGTTTCATGCTTGGGCCAAAGACATTGAAGCGGAAGACTATATGATTATCACGGCAGAAGAAGACAAAGCGGACCAAGCATTTTATGAAGCATCAAGAAAGCATGGTCTAGCAAAAGACCTACAAAACAGCCGATACCAAGACCATCTGGAACGAGACGACGAGCATTGTTACTTGGATTTTCTGCACATTGATACTAATACTATCTATGAAATGAAAGCGATTAAAGATTCACATAAGTTTCCCGACACATTGTTTAGAAACAACTATGATTTGCAGGCATACATGCAAATGAACCTGAGCAATTTTAGTCATCGCTTTGCTTGGCTAACTGTTGACACTGATGCACCTTATGCCATGACGGTATGGAAAGCGACACCAGAGGTCATTGAATCTGGTCGCATTAAGTACGAAAAAGCGAGAATCCTATTTGATGCTATGAATAGAGGCGATTATCAAGAACTAGAAACACACGAACTGGAGGTTCCTGCATGGGTACTAAGACAAATTTCATAGAAGTAACCGACACAAAAGGAACCGACCGAGTTTTAAACGTGAGTCAAATCATCAGTGTCTTTGAATACACACCCGAAGAAATCAGAATCAACATGCCTGACGGATATATCCACTCTCCCATTTCACTAGATCGTTTCTTG